TAGTTGTTGAAGGTTCTGAAGAATTTAAAGTAGAGGAATCTACAGAAGTTCAGAAAGACCCTACAATGGCAAAGTATACACAAGCAATCAGTAAGTTAAAACCATTAGGTTAAGACTTACTTAATACAGGACATAAAATGTTTTTATCAGAAAACTTACAAGAAAAGTGGCAACCGATTCTAGAACACGCCGATTTACCAAAAATCGAAGACAACTACAAACGTGCTGTTACTGCTGTTATCCTTGAAAACCAAGAGAATGCTCTAAACGAAGACAGAGCTCAATTGGCGGAAGCAGCACCTTTAAATGCTACTGGTAGTTCAATTTCAAACTGGGACCCGATTTTAATATCCCTAGTTAGAAGAGCTATGCCAAATCTCGTTGCATACGACATTTGTGGCGTTCAACCTATGACTGGCCCGACAGGACTTATCTTTGCAATGAAAGCAAGGTATAACGACTATCCATCAGAATCTGTTGTAAATAAAACTGAAGCAATGGGAATCAACGAAGTTGAATCACGTTACTCATCAGAAAATCAAACAGTAACTGCTGGACTACAAGCTACGGCTAACTCAGACCCTTTTAACTCTGACTATGCAACTCATACTGGAAACGGAATGACTACTGCATCTGCAGAAGCATTAGGTGATGTTGAAGCATCAAACGGTTTTGCTCAGATGGCATTCTCAATAGAGAAAGCAACTGTTACTGCAAAATCAAGAGCATTAAAAGCAGAATACACATTAGAACTTGCACAAGACCTCAAAGCAATCCACGGTCTTGACGCTGAGTCAGAACTTGCGAATATTCTTTCATCAGAAATTCTTGCAGAAATCAACAGAGAAGTTGTTAGAACAGTAAACGTACAAGCAAAAACAGGTGCATCAGCAACTGCTTCTGCAGGTACATTCAACTTAGATGTAGATGCAAACGGAAGATGGTCTGTTGAGAAATTCAAAGGTTTATTATTCCAAATCGAAAGAGAATCAAACACAATTGCTAAAGAAACAAGAAGAGGAAAAGGTAACTTTATCCTATGTTCTTCAGACGTAGCAAGTGCATTGTCAATGGCAGGTGTATTAGATTACGCTCCAGCTCTTTCAACTAACCTAAACGTAGATGATACTGGTAATACTTTTGCTGGTTTATTAAACGGTAGAGTTAAAGTATATGTTGACCCTTATGCAGGTGTTGACTACTTAACAGTAGGTTATAGAGGTACTAACCCTTATGACGCAGGTCTTTTCTACTGCCCATACGTTCCATTACAAATGGTTCGTGCAGTCGGTGAGAACACATTCCAACCAAAAATCGGTTTCAAAACTAGATATGGTATGGTTTCAAATCCATTTGTCGGTGCTACACCAGCAAACGGACTTGCATCAGCAGGTACTAACCAGTACTACAGAAAATTTGCAGTGTCAAACATTCTGTAAGACGAAAGTCTCATTCCTTAATCGGAATACTAAAAAGGTCTCTCACGAGACCTTTTTTTTTATCTTTAAACTGGGACTGCATCCTTCCGAATCATGCCTTATTATCCTTTCCTTCAAAGTTGACTCTAATCGTTCAATGTCTTGGGGATTAACCCAATTCTTTACACCGTGTCCTTCTAGTGAGGCCTTACCTCAATTTTATCTAGGTCAATAGGTAGTGACCATAAAGAAATTCGTTTACCATACTTTCCCAATTCGTCAAAAATTTCAAGTACTTCTCTGTTCGGATTCTATCCACACCTCACGATTATATGCCACGTCTTAATTGACTTTAACAGTGTGGAACACCTTTTCTATACGGAACAACCTCTCACAACCAACTTACTTCCGTCTCGATTTCCTACTTTACTAGTATACCAAAAAGTGGAGGGGATTGTCAACCTAAATACAAGGTACAATAAAGTACATTACACATACACACAGGAGAAAAATATGAGTAATTTAAATAAATCGGGGTTCGAAATCAGAGCCGACCTATTATCACAAGCAGAAGGACTATTGACTTCTAATTATCAGAGGGAAGTTGATGCTATCTACGCACACAACGACTCATTCCCAAATGATAAAAAACCTTTACCATTAAGAGAAATCACTGGTGAAGAAGTCATTAGAGTTGCAAGACAATTGAATGAGTTCGTCATCGAAAAATAATATTTGTCTATCGTGCAATTTGTGTTGTTCACAACCGAATGAGACAATCCACCTCTTTGATAAAGAATACGAACTATTCGATGTAAAGGATATTACCTCATATGAAGGTCAAGACTTTACACATAGTGTAACTTTTGATGGGGGTGGTTGCACAAACCTAACATCAAATGGCATATGCAGAGTATATGATAAACGACCATACACTTGCAGAACCTTTGAGTGTGGAGTATTGGTAAAATACAAAACAGGTGAGTATGATTATGATAAATCCAAACGACTCATACAACTTGTTAAAAATGGTGACATGAAAGTTTGGAGAGAGGAATTTGAGAAAGATTCCATTTCACCAAAAACGGTGATGAAAAAAACATAAATAACTGTATAACGGAGAATTAAATGACAGATTATGAAAGAACAGTGAAAGTTTTAGAAGGGCCATGGTCAACTAAAGCATTCCCAAATGGTGAAGAAACAACGGAAGGAGTTATCAGTAGAAAGATTACCACACTATATGAAAAGGACGGATATCTTTGTGAAGAGGTAGTTACAAGAGAATATAGAGGTAATGACTACATGGACACTTCAACAAACAAGAGAGTATTAAAACTTGACAACTAATATCAATACATCTATTCTTAATAAGAATAATTTCAGACTCATCATAGACAAGATTCCTACAGTGGAATACTATGTTAGGTCTGTTAATATTCCTGGCTTACAGTTTACAGAAGTGGAAACTGGTGCAGGTGTTGGAGTAGATGCATTTTTTCCAGGCGACAAAGTTTCCTTTGATAACTTAGAAGTGCAGTTCCTTGTCGATGAAGATTTGGAAAACTTCAAAGAAGTGTATGATTGGATGAATGCAATTATTCCAATCAAAGACCCATCAGATTTTGAAAACTATGTTGAAACTGTAAAAACTCCAACTGGTAGGTTGTCAGCAATAAACAATGACTTAAATCAGTATTCAATGATTACACTTGTAATGAACACTAATAAAAACATTCCAAATAAGTTTTTAAGGTTCTATGACTGTTTCCCTACTGGAATCAGTGGAATGGAATTAGAGTCAGGTTCTGAAACTGAACCAGTAGTGTGTACAGCAACATTTAGATTTACTTATTACGATATAGAAACCACTTCATAAAACCCACTTTTTGTGGTATAATATACAGTATGAACTTAGATGAATTAAAAACCATGTGGAAAGAAGATTGTGAGATAGATGATATCGAATTAGATAATGCATCACTTGAAGTCCCTAAACTACATGCAAAATACCAAGACTTACTAACCAGTAAACTTTTATTAGCAAAACAATACGAATTTAAATACAATGAACTACTCAAAGATAAGTGGTTATGGTATAACGGTAAAATGGACATGGATAGAATTAATGAATTGGGATGGGAACATGACCCACTTGACGGTGTTAATGTCATGAAAGCAGACATGCATTACTTTTACAATTCAGATAAAGACCTCATGGAAATGAAGGCAAAACAAGATTACTTAAAAATAACAATAGACTTTCTCAAAGAGTGTATGCAAAACATTACTTGGAGACACCAAACAATTCGTAATACGATTGATTGGAGAAAGTTCATGGCAGGAAGTTAAATGATACTAAAGAATTATATTTGGAATGCACCATCCTTTTTCAATGACAAAGAAGTAGAACTTTTTCATAAAACTGCAAATAAGATTGATTTCATGGATGCAGAGATTGGAATGGGACAACAAGACCCCGATGGAGATGGTGGTCTAAAAGGTGATTTCAATGAGGACATTAGAAGTTCGAGAGTAAAATGGTTTGGTGGACACGAAATGCCACAAGAACTTATAGATAAGATGTATGAAGCATTGTATCTTGCATGTGATGAAAGTGGATGGACTGATTTAATCACAGAGAATGAACCACCTCAGTATACAGTTTATGATGCACAACCTAATAAGAAGAAAGGGGACTTCTATACATGGCATACTGATGCAGGGCCAGAACCATTACCAAATGGAGTTATAAGAAAGTTAAGTATGACTATACAATTATCAGACCCCGATGATTATGAGGGTGGGCATTTTCAATGGTTAGAACCTCACCGACAGTTAGATAAAATTACAGAGAAAGATACTAGCATAGACATTAATCAATCTATAAGAACCGTTCCATTTTCTGCAAAGGCAAAAGGAAGTGTTGTGGTATTTCCTTCGTTTGTTTATCATCAAGTAACACCAGTTTTAAGAGGTACAAGAAAATCACTAGTTGTGTGGTTTAACGGTCAACCTTATGTCTAATACAGTTCGTGTCTCTAAGATAGACGAAGTTTTTTTAAAAGTAGAGTGTCCCGATGATGGTCTTGCAAAAGACTTGTTTGACTTCTTTTCCTTTACAGTTCCAAATGCAAAGTTTATGCCTTCCTACAGAAACAAATGGTGGGATGGTAAGGTTCGTTTATTCTCAATCAAAACAAGAAAGATATACATAGGATTACTTCCTTACATAGATGAGTTCTGTAAAGAACGAGGATATGAGTTTGAAGGGATTGAAGATGTTATTGGTGTTAAACATAGAGAGAAGTGTAGTCAGTCATGGTTAGCAGATTTAGACTTACCTTTTCCTCCAAGAGATTATCAGATAGATGCATTCAATACTGCAGTTCAATATGGGAGACAACTATTACTATCTCCAACTGCAAGTGGTAAGTCATTGATTATATACTTACTTGCAAGATACTATGATGTTAAAACGGTTATCATAGTTCCTACTACATCACTAGTAGAACAAATGACAAAAGATTTTGAAGAGTATGGATATAAGGAAAGAGTCTGTAAGATATATCACGGACAAGAAGTGTTTGATGCACCAATAACAATCAC